GACAAAGTTGCAGGCAGCATCTGCTGCATCTTGGACTTGTTGCTGTCTTTTATCGTTCTGCCGGTCGTTGGCTGCCTGCCTTCGGTCATCTTCCGAGGACATGGCTGGAACGACCAAAAGGACCATCTGCTCTTGGATATCGCCATCTTCATCAAGGACAGTGTCAGCAAATACATCACTATTGAATTTGATTTCTCTGAAGTTGGGCTGGTAACGGGTCTTGACCAGGCGCATGTAGCGGGTCTTGGTTTCGTCTTCAAACAGAATGCCGGTCAGGGTTGCATCACCGGTGAATGCGCTTGCTCCACGGGCTGTGGCATCTGAGTCTGACTTGCTGATGGTCTTGTTGGTGTGTGTGATGATGCAGACTGGCGTGTCCAGCTGGATGTAGATGGTCTGCTTTAAGGCGGCAATATATGCACCGACTTCTGAGTTGTCATTCTCATTATCAATATCCATGGTGGCATTGGCCGTGTCCAAAACCAATAATGGCCTGACATTATCAATCGTGTGATTGATTACATTATGCGCAAGCATGAGTAAATCTTTCACATTAGATCGCTTGGCATCGATTATCACAAACCATTGGGATAATGCTTTTGAATCAATCCCATAATGTCTGGAATATCCAGTTAATGTCCTTTCGACCTGGTCACTGTCTTCAGTCACGATGATTGTTTTGCGCTTTTTAGTGGCTGTGAGTTCGCAGTCCTTGGCCTGTAGTCCGGCCATGACCATGCATAGGCTGATGATGGCCGTGGTCTTGCCAATGCCAGGCTGACCGGCCAACACCATAAAGCTGTGCGCCCAGAATCCCTTGACCATGTAGCGGATGGGTTTGATCTGGCCAATGGTTAATGATCGCTCTGGCCAGCCTTGTGGTGCGTCTTGGGCCACTGGCGCATCACCTTGGGCCTGACTGATGACAGCTGCAAAGTCTTCGACCGCTGACTGGCGCTCGGTCTGCTTGGTTGGCGGCTCATAGCCACAGTCCTTGGCGTGTTTGAAGAGTGTGCCAAGCCCCACACCTTTGCCCTGGTGAAAGCTCTTCCAGTGGACTTCAATGTCCTTTGTGCCTTGGTACTTCTGGCCAGCCATGGACCATGTCATCCATGGGCCAAGACCGGCCTCTCCGAATTCTGTATGCAGCGCTTGGCCAAGCTCAATCCACTGGTCATAGTCACAGTCTGGAGAAATATGGTGCAAAGCCTTGACCGCACGATCAAGATCGCTGTCTTCAAGCCTTGAGCCTAATTGGGTGAAGTCAAATGATTGTGATGGGGTAACAGGCTTTGGCTCTTGCAGCTGGTGCTGCTCGATGATGCCCCAGTCTTGTAGAAGACCATAAAGGTCCACGGCCTCTTGGAATTCACCGACCACCGCATTGCCACTAAGTAGCACTGACTTGCCGGCACTGTTTGGCAGGCCGAATACTTCGAGTTCCTGACCACCGCCTAACTTGTACTTCGGCAGCACTTGGTCAGCTTCTTTGGGTGGTTGCACCCATAAGAAGACATGACGGCCACGGCCTGAGACAGAAACCTCGGTCAGCATATTGTTGGCCTTGACATACTTGGCCATGCGCTGGATGGCCACATTGGTCGGGCCATTGGCGTGCTTCATGTCCACATCGAGGCAAACCAGAAAGTTCCCTGATGCGCTGATGATGGGGCGCTGCTGGACTAGGCCAAGGTACTGGCCACTTGGGGCTGACTCCATGGCCCAAATGTCTTCTGATGTGTAGAGTTCGGCTGGGTCTGTATCCCGTGCAACACCTTGGCCAGAGCGCTTGTATGGGATTTTTTTGCTGCCTTGCAGGGCAAAGGTACAAAAGACCGCATCAGGGGCGACATTGCCTATTTTGCAGGCGACAGACTGCGACTGCTGAAATGTATCGTTTTGGGGTGTTTCAGTTATGATTGCCACTGAAATTCCTTTAGTTGGGGGTTTCATTGATAGTTGCCCTGAGTTGGACTTTGACCTGGTAGTGTTAACGCGCTGCCAGGTCTTTTCTTTTGGCAAGGTTGTGAATTCTATTCCTTCGCCTTTTCTTTGACTAGAGAAGATGCAGCCTGCTTCTCACCGACTAGGTCTTCGCTCACTTCGACACCAAGTTTCAAGACAGCACTGGGGCTTTTGAGTTCCCATGCACTCATGTTGTCTTTGAATGCTTCCATGACTAAGGCTTCGTCTTTCCAGAATTTTGTCTTGCGGCCTGCGCGCATGGTCCAGCCTTGGATGGTCTTGCCATCGGTCAGTTGATCCTTTGCAGCAGACTGCACTGCATCGGCCCATGCGGCCATCAGGACAGCGTTGTCTAGCATCTCTGGGGTAACAGTCGTGTCAGGCTTGAAATCGTTTCTAGCGACCTCTTGGACCTTCTCACGCATGGATGGGCAAATGGTCTTGGCCTTGCAATACCGGCAGGCATCCGGAGAGGGGCTTGTGGGTGCATCGCTTGTGAGCGCCAGCTCGGCTGCCGACTGCAATCGCCTGCCATGCAGCTCCAGACGCAGGCCAGACACTGTCCACTTGCTGTGGCCCACACGGGGCTGGAAGATGTGCATGGTGCATTCGATGGTGCTTGGCGCTTTAAGCTGGCGCATCGCACCAAGGGCATAGGTTAAGAGCTGCTTGTTATCTTGGGCCTCAACGGCCACACGGCCAGTCTTCAGATCAATGACATGGAGATGGTTTCCATCGACTAGGACTGCATCGGCTGTGCCACCGAGTGCTGGGTGCAGAGACTTCAGACCTTCATCTAGGTTGACTTCGATGAGCTTCTTTCTGGGGTTTTCCACCAGCGTGTTGACAAAGTTGGCATAGCCTTGGGCCATGGACAGGTGGTCCGGATCAGTGCCAGTGGGTATGCTGCCACCGCGCAGAATGATCTCAGACAGCTCATGGATGGCCGTGCCAATGGCAGCGGCCTCACCGGCTGGCTCATAGGGCATGAGGGATTCAAGCCGGTAGCTGCCTGGGCATTGCATGAATCGGTCTGTGCGTGATGCTGACAGGCGAGCGTGTTTTCGGGTTTCGTGTTGCATGGTTTTTTCTCCTGGTTAAATGATTTGATTGACGATGTTGAGCTTCTTTAAGACCTTGGCCAAGACTGTATGGTCCAAGCTGGCCTTGATGGTCAATATGTAGATGACTGGGGGAATGCCTGATTTGTTGATATTTTCAACACGGCTTGAGGCTTGCTCTAGGGCGCTTGTGGACCAAGTGCATTCGACAAAGACAATGGTGTCGGCAGCCGATAGGTCCACGCCTTCGGACATGGCGGCAATGTTGCCAATGATGAGCTTGGTCTGGCCAGACTGGAAGTCGGCAATGGCCTTGTCGCGCTTGGCCCGTGCGGTATCACCCACCACGATCACGGGCTTGTGGGTTTTGAGTTCATCTTGCAGGGCTTGGACCACATCCTTGTGGTGCGCAAAGACCACCACCGGATCACCGGCCTGGAGCAAGTCATCGATGAATTCACTGGCGGCCTTGACCTTGCGCATCCCAGCTTCCCGCATGATCTCGGCCAGACCCTCAAAAGCCAGCAAGGCATTGGGGTTTGCCATCAAGGCATCGGCATCAAAACTTTGCTCACGTTTGTCGTTGGCCAGATCAAACGTGATCAGGCTGACTTGCGGCTCTTTGTAGTCTTTGAAGATGGTTTCTTTTTTACGTCTCAGGACATGGGGCTTCATCAAGTCTTTGAGTTCTGGCAGGTTAGATGCGCCACTGGTGTCCAAGCCCCAGGGGGCATTCCACATCTTGGCGTAACGGGCTGCAAAGTCAAACCAGCCGCCTCTGTAGATGCCAAGGCCGTGCAGGATGGGCCAGAGTTCAATGGGCCGGTTGGGGATGGGCGTGCCACTCAATGCATAAACATGGTCCACTTTCTTCATGGCCAGCATGGCAGCCTTCGTTCTTTGGGCTTTTGGATTCTTAATCCTGTGGCACTCATCCAAAACTAGGGTGTTATATCTGTCCACATTCGTAATGCCATATTGCAAAACATCGTAGTTAATGATGGTGATATCTGCGCTATTTACCTCTGACGCGCCCTTCTTTCCATTGACCACATGGACCGAGACATTGGGCGCGAGCTTACTGAAAGCCGCCTCCCAGACTGTCTTGGCAATGGCTGGGCAGACGATAAGGGCCGGTAGGTTTTCAAGTGCAGCAGCTGCTGTGGGTAGCGTCTTACCAACTCGGGGCTGGTCGGCCAGTATGGCCCTGCGCCTGGACAGCAAGAAGAGCTTGGCCTCTTGCTGATGGGGGAATAGTTGCATTTCGGTTTCCTCGTTTTAACTTGTCAGCATCATATCTGATTTGTGCTAAAGTGCAATTTCTGTTTAACGACAGAAACGTAAAACCCCTAAACCCTTAAAAGGAAAAAACCATGTCAACAAGAGTCGTAACCGGAAAAGTTCGTTTCTCATACTTCAGCGCCTTGACTGCTCGCAAGAATGAAATGAACGGGAAAGAAGAGTTCTCAACGCAAGTGCTTGTCCCCAAGACAGACACCGAGACTGTGAACCAATTGAAAGCAGCCGCCAAGGCCGCATTGACCGCCAAGTTCGGGGACAAAATCCCCAAAACTGTTCGCAATCCCTTGCGTGATGGCGACACTGAAGTGAAATCTGATGGATCACCACTGGGGGCTGAGTATGCTGGCCATTACTTTTTCAACACCAAAAGCACCAATAAGCCTGGTGCAGTGGATGCCCATGGCCATGACATTCTTGGATCACAAGATATTGTCTCTGGCGACTATGGCCGTGTTTCTTTGAATGCTTATGCCTATGACCAAGCAGGCAACAAGGGCGTGTCATACGGCTTGAACAACATCATGCTTTTGTCTAAGGGTGACTCGCTGGGTGGTGCAAAGCCATCAGCGGCCAGTGACTTTGGCGTGGTGGCCGGTAAAGCCAGTGCGCCAGTGGCAGAGTCAGTCGACAGCGACTGGTGATCTGTCGATCAGTTTCTCAAGCGCCAAGTGCAATTGATTGACTGATGTCCACAATGGCTCAACAGTCCCAGACAGCCACCGGCTCACCTGGGACTGCTGGATGCCAGCCTCATTGCATACCGCAGCCATTGTGATCTTGTGGGCCTTGGCCTTTGCCTTGATATCGTGAATTGATTGCATGACCGCATTCTAATTGCGCTTTATGTATAAAAACAACACATAAAAAATAATTGTTTACAGATAGTTTATTTCTGTCATACTTCGTTACTCCTAAACAAGTAAACGAAAGAAACGAAATGAAAAACACAACTTTTACCGCCTCAGTAGCTTCTGATCTCTTTAACGCTGGTTATTCTTGCGATGGTCATCCATTCATTGCAGAACAGTTTTATGTGGTCATCGAGAATGCAGCTGGTAAGCGTTTTCGTCATCAAGCCATTTTTAATGGCACTCAGCAAGTTATTTGCGAAGAGACTGGTGACGCTTATTTTCCCGATTTACGCGCAGAGGCATCAGCCAAAGCAGATCGTTTAGCCGCCCGTGTTAATGCAGCGCTTGAAGCTGGCAAGTTTATTTCTCCTACATTTTGGGATGAGATCGATCCAGCTTATGGCTCTGATGAGTATTTTGATCAAGGCACAGAAGCCAAGCGCTTATTTGCCGAGAAAGCCGCAGCCTAATTAAACCCACGGGGCTTCGGCCCCATTAACGAAAGAAACCGATGAAACAGAAAATCATTACCACCCTGATCGAATGCGTTTTGGCCATCATCATTTTTGGTGGCATTGGCGTGATGTTGGCTTGGAGGGGTTGAGCATGAACTACCAAGCCACACCTCCCTGCCCCAAAGACTTGTTCCAGTTTGAATGCTCAGT